GCTGACTTTTTTTAAGTGTATGTAATGGATATGATCTGATATATGCTACAACGTGGACGTAAATCTGCAGAAGCACGATCAGTCGAAGAATTAGCGGCGGATGGTCCGCGCCCAGAACCGCCAAGTGCATTAGGACAAGATGAAGCGAAGATATGGCGTGAAATTGTTGGTAGAATGCCTGCGAATTGGTTTCCACGTGAGACGCATGCTTTGTTAATGCAGTATTGTAGGCACGAAGCTACACTAGTTTGGATCGATAAAATTACTACTAAGCTCAAGCGTGCGGCTAAACCTAATACGGTAGAATTACGTAAGATGTTGCGTGAACGCCGTCTCGAGTCAAAGACGATCGCGATGCTGGCAACGAAGATGCGGATATCGCAGCAATCAACTTATGATCGTACGGTTGCGTTTGCAGTGAAGCGCAAGGCTGCGGATGTGCCTTCAGCTGCGATGTGGGCCTGATGCCGAAGCGTCAACGTAAGGAAAAACCTCCTGCGCCCAAGAAGAAGGTCAGTGGCGCGCGGGTTATAAAGTTCATCGAAGACTACTGCCGCATTCCGGAAGGCAAGAAAGTCGGACAGCTTGTCAAGCTCGAGGATTGGCAGAAAGAAGCAATCTGCAAGATTTACGACAACAAGGCTGGCACCCGCCGTGCGATCCTGAGCTTTCCGCGCAAGAATGCCAAGACATCATTGAGTGCGTTCCTGCTGCTGAACCATCTCTGCGGTCCCAGTCACGTTATCAATTCGCAGCTTTATTCTACCGCGCAATCGCGTGAACAAGCCGGGGTTATCTTTTCACTGGCTGCCAAGATCGTGCGATTGTCGCCAGAGTTTCGTGCAATCATCACGGTGCGCGATACCGCTAAGGAATTACTGTTTGTCGAACACGGTACTAAATACCGTGCGTTGAGCGCGGAGGCATCTACCGCGTTTGGCCTTTCGCCCGCGTTCATTGTCCATGATGAACTGGGCCAAGTGCGTGGACCGCGCTCAACTTTATACGAGGCGCTCGAGACCGCAACGGGTGCACAGGAAGACCCGCTGAGTATTATTATCTCGACGCAAGCGCCAAGTGATAACGACCTGATGTCGATCCTGGTCGATGATGCTCTTGCTGGTCACGATCCTAGAACCGTTGTGGTGCTGCATACAGCACCTAAGGATGCCGATCCATTTTCTGAAAAGACTATTCGTAAGGCTAACCCTGCGTTCGGTTCGTTCTTAAACCCGAAAGAAGTTATGGCGATGGCGGAAGACGCGCGGCGCATGCCAGCGCGCGAAGCCGAGTACCGTAACTTGGTGCTGAACCAGCGGGTCGAGGTTAACAATCCGTTTGTCACGCAGAGTGTGTGGCAGACGTGCGGTGCGCCTCCTGCGCCGCTGGATGGACTTGCTGTTTACGGTGGTCTTGACTTGTCCTCCGTTGCCGATCTGACCGCGCTTGTTTTGATCGGTAAAAAAGATCGCGTCTGGCAAGTCCATCCGACTTTCTGGCTACCGGCTGAAGGCTTGCGGGAAAAGTCTAAGAAAGACCGGGTGCCGTACGACGTTTGGAAACAGGATGGCCAGCTCGAGACCACGGAAGGTAATACCGTTTCTTACGAGTACGTGGCGCGCTGGTTATTTCACATCTGTGAAATTTATGATGTGCGCAAGATCGGCTTCGACCGCTGGAATATGAAACACCTTATTCCGTGGTTGATCAAAGCAGGCTTTTCGGAAAACAAGGTGGAAGAAATATTCGTCGAGTTTGGTCAAGGCACGCAATCAATGTCCCCGGCATTGCGTGATTTGGAGGGTGTGATCAAGGAAAAGGAATTGGCACATGGCAACCATCCCGTGCTGGCTATGTGTGCCGCTTGCGCTGTTATTGATTCTAAAGATGACGCGAACCGCAAACTGAGTAAGAACAAGTCTACGGGTCGTATCGATGGTCTCGTTGCATTGACGATGGCCATGGGCGTTGCCGGGCAGTACGCAGAAAATGTTGATGTGAGTACCCTGATTTTTTGACGGACGCGTGTCATGGAATGGGTCGTCACATACCGGATCGAACAGTGTGATAACTGTGGCTGGGGACTGGCAGAATTTTATCGTGGTAGTGAAGCAGAATGCCGCCGGATCAGTTCAGCGTTTGCTGGCGGAGAAAGTGATTTAGTACCAACGAAACCTTGGCGGGTGATCATCGGTCCGGCTGAAGGCTGGGATCAATTCCTGCTTGATGGGGAGTAAACATCATGATGTCATTAGGTGCAGTGCTACTAGGGATCGTAAATATTGCGATCACCGTGGCAATCCTCGTGCTGATTGGGTTGGTGATCGTGTGGTTCATGAGTTACCTTGGTTTTCCGATCCCGGCCCAAGTTCAAAAAGTTTTCATGATCATCGTGGCGCTCATCGCGCTTTACATGATTATCGCCTTGTTGTTAGGTTTGCCGTTGCCCTTTCGCGCGGTCGGTTAGCCAGCCGTCGATGGAACGTACGCTCGGACCGACTCCGAATATCATGAAGCCAGAAAAACGATGACGCCAGATCCCATCCAGGTTGCTGCAACACTTAACCAGAACTTTCAATTGTTCTGCGGTGAAGATAAACTTATTACCGTTGACATGACGGGGTATGATTTAGCAACGGTTAGTAGCCTGACTTGGAAACTGGCGTTATCACCGTATGCGGTTAACGAAGATATCCTGCTGACAAAGGTACAAAGTTCTGGCATTGCGGTTAGTGGTACCAGCATCGAGATTACGATCGACGCGGCGGACACGATCGATATCAAACCAGATCTGTATTACCACGAGTTAAAACTTGTGGAAGCCGATGGCAAGATTAAAGTCGCCATGACCGGCAATGTCGTCTTGCGTAAGTCAATACCTTAACAAGGAGAAAGCCTATGACGTTACAAGTTCTCGATGGCCCGACGATCCCGCTGGGCGAGTCATTGTCTGACGGGATTGATTGCTCGGCTGGAACGATCGTGCGGATCACGGTGCCGCAGGAATATACCGAAGCCAACATGACTTTCCAAACCTCCAGCGACGGCAATTTGTACAACGATGTTTACGACGAACAAGGCGAAGAAATTACCATCGTTGCAAAACCGGATACTACGATCGTTGTGCAAGGCGCGTGGGTGCGGTCGATCGGTTTTCTGAAACTTCGTTCCGGTACGCGCGAGCACCCGGTTGAGCAGGAAAAGGATGAAGTCAAGTTTGGCATCGCGATCGAGGTTGCGGCTGCAGCGAGGTAATGGTCATGAAGACCAAACAGGACATTGAGCCGGACGACGATGAGTCGTACGAAGATTTTATGGACAGGTGTTCGGATGAGATTGGCGATGACGACGCGTGCCAACTCATTTGGGATAATCGCGGGGCAGAGACTGTAGACGTTGTCCATAAGACTCACGCTGCTGAAGTCAGCGGCATGGAATTTGTCATGTCAGACGAAACGGCTGACAGGATGGATGACATTATTATGGCCGATGGCTGGGACCTGGAAAATTTCAAGCGTAATCCGATCGCATTGTTTGGGCACCGTAGTGATTTTCCGATCGGTAAATGGAAAAATCTGCGCATTGAAAATAAGCAATTGCGCGGACACCTCGAGTTGGCTCCGGATGGGACCAGTCGGCGCATTGATGAAATTCGCCGGTTGATTGACGCGGGTATCTTGAAAGCCGTTTCAGTCGGCTTCCGGCCTAAGGAATATGAACCGCTGGACAAGGAAAATCCGTTCAGCGGTTACAGGTTTACCAAGCAGGAATTAGTGGAGACATCACTGGTTTCGGTTCCTGCTAATCCAAATGCCTTGGCGGTTGCCAAGTATTTAAAGATTTCCCCTGCAACAATTGATGTCGTCTTTGCCGAGCAAGGCAATAAAGATGGCCTCCGGCGTCGTAGGTTCAGCGGCAAGAAAGCCGTTATGCAGCATGTCAGAAAAGGAGTAGCGACCATGTCGCTCTCACAGAGAATTGCGGATACTGAAAAGCGTAAGGTCGATAAGATCGACGAGCTGAAGGCGTATCTGGAAAGTTTCGACAACGACAATGTCAGCGACGAGCAGATGGAAAACACCAAGAAGCTCAACGATGACATTGCCCAGATTGAACGGACCCTCACGTTGCTGCGTGATTCCGAGCGCAATCTGGCAACGACGGCGCTGGATACGACCAGCGGACGCGCGATCGTTCCTGCCGCAAAAGGCAAGACGGCTGCGGCAGCGGCAGTTACGGCATCTCCACGTCCATTCGGAATGCCGAAGAAACAACTTTCAACGACAGACTTGCTGGTGCGGTCTGGCGTTGTGCAGTTGTTCTCGCACTTGCACCACAAAGATACCAGCGACGTTCGCAAAGCCATTTATGGCGATGACGAACAAACTCGCGCGGTAGTTGAGTGGGCAACGCGCGCTGCCACGGCTCCGGCCATGACGACGGTCGTCGGCTGGGCTGCTGAATTGGTGCAACAGATCGTTACCGATTTCATGGAAACGCTGTTGCCCAAATCAGTCTTCCCGCGTCTCAGCGCGGCGGGACTTGGCCTGACGTTTGGTCGCAATGGCAAGATCATTATTCCAACGCGATCGCGTACGCCGTCAATCGCCGGTTCGTTTGTTGGTGAAGGTCAACCCATCCCGGTCCGTCAGGGTGCGTTCACGTCACAAACACTCACGCCGAAGAAAATGGCGGTGATCACGACCTGGACAAGAGAAATTGACGAACACTCCGTGCCGGCGATTGAAGGATTGCTGCGTGCAGCCATCGGCGAAGACACGGCGATTTCTCTGGACGCGATTTTGTTGGATGCCAACGCGGCAACGTTGGTGCGTCCTGCTGGTATCCTTAACGGGGTTGCTGGTTTGACTCCGACGGCAGGTGGTGGCTTCAACGCGGTTGTTGGAGACATCAAGCAACTCACGGGTGCGTTGATTACCGGCACGCTCGGCAACGTTCGCAATCCTGTGTGGTTGATGAACCCGCAACAAGTGAACAGCCTTGGGCTCGTTGCGATGCCGGGTCTCGGAGCCTTCCCGTTCCGAGCCGAAGTTGCGGCGGGTAATCTTGGTGGTTGGCCGATCATCGATGCAGGCACGGTGCCGCTGGGTACTGTCATTGCAATGGATGCGGCTGATTATGTCAGCGTTACCGGCGATGGCCCGCGCTTTGAAATCAGCGATCAGGCTACGTTGCACTTTGATGATACAACTCCTGCTGACATCGGCACAGTCGGTACGCCGGGTGTCGTAGCAGCACCAGCAAAGTCAATGTTCCAGACTGACTCTCTGGCGTTGCGTCTCATCCTGCCAATCAACTGGACGATCCGTCGTCCGGGGACCGTTGCGTGGGTCGCAGGCGTTACGTGGTAGTGAATAACTAACCGGCTGCATCCTGTGGCCGGTTAGCTGCCATTTTTTTAAACACGGAGAAGTCAGATGACAGACGTAGCGACGGATTCTTCTGCGGCTTTGAAGAAGCACGCAGAGGATACCAAGAAGCGGCTTGCCGATGAAAAGGCAGCGCGCGAGAAAGCGACCAAGGATGCTGTTCCATCAAAACCGACGCCAACGCAGGAAGAAAATGATCTTGCGGTTTCTGGCGTTCACGTGATGGAGCATGAAGAAGATGGTAGCCCTCCTGATCCGATGGGGGTTGATCCGCTTAAGAATAAGCAATCGGAAGCAAAGCCAGCTGCGGCACGTGGCGGATACGCAACGCGCGCAACTGAAACAAAGTAGCATTTGTACAACTGGTCCACCGGGTGTTCCCCACCAGCCAGTTGAACGAAGAGCGTGATCGAGCGGGATGTTGAACTTGATCAACCCCTGTTACTAACCCTGTTTAATGTTTTGCTCGGTCACGTTTCAAAGGAATAATGTATGGCCTTAAAAGATATTGTCGCACGCATTGGCCACACGCTTGTAAAAGCGGCAGAGGGATCAGTGCGTCCAGGACCGTGGATCTTGCCGGTTAGCGGCGGGTGGTTGCCTGCAGACAGTTCTATTAATTGGTGGCAGAACGGCGGCAGCATTCAACGGTTTTCACCGTCGGCGATGGTAGACGCGTGTATTAATTCGTATAGTCAAACCACCGCGATGTGTCCCGGCGATCATTGGTTGTCGGATGACAAAGGTGGCCGCAAACGTATTATGACTTCAGACTTGGCACGGTTCTTGCGGGTGCCGAATGATTATCAAACCATCAGCGATTTCATGTTGAACGCGGTGCGTTCGCTTTACGCCGATGGTAACACGTATGCACTGGCGTTGCGTAATAGCCGCTACGAGATTGATTCGCTCCATCTCATGCAGCCGCAACAGTGCATGCCGTATGTTGCCCAGGATGGTGAAATTTTTTATGGACTTGGCGGCAATCCTGTTATCGATCGGTTGATCCCGGATTTGGAATTAGTGCCAGCGCGCGACGTGCTGCATATCCGGATGAACCAGGAGCCGTACATGCTGCGCGGCATGAGCCCGCTGCTTGCGATCCTGCGCGACATGGCTTTGACGGATGCGATCGCGTCGCAACAAATTAGTTTTTATACTAATCAAGCGCGGCCTAGTCACGTGTTATCCACCGACTTACGGTTGGATAAAGATCAGACGGATATGCTCCGGCAGAAATGGGACGAGCAGTCCAAAGGCGTCGGCGTTGGCGGCACGCCGATTTTGTCTTCTGGATTAAAGCCGTTTCAAATTTCTACTAATTCAGTTGACTCGCAGTTAGCCGATGTTATGAAACTTTCTGATGCGCGTATCGCGCTGGCTTACCGTATTCCATTGCAAATGTTTGGCATCGGTGGCGGTCCGATTGGATCGACCGAAGCACTAATGCAGATGTGGATTTCAACGGGATTAGGTTTCTGTTTAAACCACATCGAGGAAGCGATAGGACGTTTCTTTAGTCTCGACGGCGTTCCAGACGAGTATCTTGAATTCGATACGTCGGCGCTCTTGCGATCTAACTTTAAGGATCGTGTTGAGGGTTACGTACGATCAGTGCAAGGAGGCATTCATTCACCTAACGAGGCGCGTGCTGCATTCGATATGGAACAAGTCAAGTTTGGTGACGAGCCGCGCGTACAGCAGCAGGTCGTTCCATTGAGCGCAGCGGGAAAAATCCCAGCAAGCCCGGCACCGGGTGCGCCACCGCCAGCACCGGCAGCGGATAAGCCACCGCCGCAGCCTAGTGAACCCAAAGGTATCACCGATGCTGACAGAACCAAACTTGTCACACTCTTCAGAAATTCCCATGACCGCAACCTCTCCATTTGAGTTGCTCGCGCAAGAATTAGGTGCAGTTGCTGGACGTGTTGAAAGAGAAGCGGCATACAGAATTGCCGCGCTCATTGCAGACGTTGAGCGCCGATTTGCTGAACGCGAGTTGCAGATTGAGCGTTTGCAGAAATTACTTGAGGCCGCTGTGTCTGGTCGAATTGTTCAGTGGGACCAGATGATCACGGATAAATTAATTACACTCCAGGACGGTAAAAATGGCCGCGATGGTATCGACGGAAAAGATGGTATCGATGGTGCGCAGGGATTGGAGGGTGCTGCAGGTCCGCAAGGTTTGCGCGGGCTGCAAGGCGAGAAGGGAGAAGCTGGCCCGATTGGCCCAGCAGGCAAAGATGGCATTGATGGGGCAGCGGGATCGCCCGGTGAACGTGGCGAACGTGGAGCAGACGGCGCAAACGGTGCACCCGGCAAGCTTCCAAAAGTAAAACAGTGGCTCGAAGGTTCGGTGCAATATGAAGGTGATGTCGTTACGCACGCGGGAGGTTTATACCAAGCGTTAAAAGATACCGGCAAAACTCCAGGGACCAATGATTGGATTTGTCTGGCAGCTCCAGGAGTAAACGGTAAAGATGGCCGCGATGGTGAAGACGGCAAGTCGCTTACAATTCGGGAGACGTTCGATGCGACGCAAAAATATAATGCGCTGGACGTTGTTACGCTCGATAGTAAATGGTTTGTTGCACGGTATGATGATCCCGGTATGTGTCCTGGTCCCGGTTGGAAAGCCGGTCCGGGTATCGGCAAAACAGGTAAACCAGGACCACGCGGTGAACGTGGGTCGAAAGGTGAACCGGGTACGCCGATAGAAATTATTACGTGGGAGCTCAATCGTGAGACGTACGAGGTTACTCCTATTATGATCAACGGTGAACGCGGTGCGGTCATAACGTTGCGAGAATTGTTCGAGCAGTTTCAAGAGGAGACGGCTTGATGCACTCGAGCATTATCGTAACAGAGCCTGCTCCTGATAAGGCGCTGATCACGCTTTACGAAGCAAAGGTCGCTTTGAAAATTCCGCCGTCGAGTACTGATAGCGACGAGCTACTGAAGTTTATTATCTTGCGATCGTCCGACGAAGTGCAGACGTTATGCAGCCGGGTGTTTCCCAAGGAAGCAGTTGTGGAAACTTTTCGTGAGATCGAGCAGCCGATCACCCGGCTTTATCTTTCGCGTTATCCAGTGCAGCCAGACGATATCGTATCTATTACGGCTGATGCTGGCGACGTTACAAGTTTCGATATTGATCCGGAGTCTGGTAAGCTAACGTTATCTGGTGGTGCGTTGTGGTCTGAGTCGGTCGTTGCCACTTACGCAGGCGGGTATGCCATTCCGCAGGAAGTGCCTCCGGCGATCAAACAGGCGGTGCTGTTGTTTACGCGCGATGCGTATTATTCGTCGCAGCGCGGGGACGCTTCAGTGCGGCAGATATCGCACAAGGAAAGCCGCATTTCATATTTCGATCCATCGAAGATGGGAGGGTCATCGAGCTCCGGTACGAGTGGGGGTTCAGCGGCAGAAAATGCTGCTAGGAATTTGTTGCAACGGTATACGAGGCTGACAGCCTAATCATGGCAGCAGGGTTCGGCACTGGCCAGATCGCAAAGATGGTTGCGGCTTTGGTGACGGGTGGCGGTCTCGAGAAAGCTGTGATGCAGAAACTCGAGAGTATGGGCGGTGAGTTTCTTTTACAGCAAATAAGTTTTGGTCCGCTTAATCTTGGTGGTGCGGCAAACATCTTAATGCCGAAGACGTTGAACCTTTCAGATTTGTTGCCGAAGCCATTGTCGATAAGCGATTTGATGCCGAGGGAATTGCGGGTTAATAGTAATTTCCTGAGTGGGCTACGTAAAGAATTTCTGGGTAAGAAGCAGCGCGGCAACTGGCGCGCTAAGACGGTGTGGGGACGAAGTAATTGGGCAACGTCACGCAACGATTGGTTGGATAATCATTGGCGGCATGATTGGCGATCGCAGCCGCGCGATGTGATGGGCAAGTGGGTACCGGGTCGCTTGCCGTATATTGCAACGCAGTTGCAGTATAAGGGCAAGACGATTGGCCGCAGGACGATGCGTCGGCGCAGGTTACGCAGGCAAGCGCGGTTGCGCGGACGTAGGGCAGCGAAGAGCATGTTCAGGAATAAATAATGGTTGTAAACTTTTCTCAGCAGGTTTATTCGTATACCCAGGACACGTACGGTCGTCCGATTACGGTTACGCCTGCGGCAAGTCAACCGGCTGGCCAGCCTTACGTCGCGCGTGGTATCCTGGATATTGAAGCTATGGACGTTTCGGCGTTGGACGGTACGATCATTTCTGAAACGCACGTGATCCTGGATATCCTTGAAGCAGAATTTACCGTGCTGCCGTTACAAGGCGATCTGATTGATATCCCGACGGCTGGAGGTTTGCCCGCTGAGGGTCAGTTTGAAGTGATCAATACTGAACCGAATGGCGGTGGCGAAACGACGTTGACATTGCGGCATATCGTGCAGGCTAAGCCATGACAGCAACCAGCTACGCGATGATTGTGCGTGATGAAATGTTGGCACGTTTAAAGACGATGCCTTTCTTTGCTACGTTTAAATTCGGTACTAACAAGGCTGAGCAAATTCAACCGGAGCTGGTACCGTTTCTTGGGGTTTATTTTATCAGCGAAGACTTGCTGCCTGAAGGTGACGCAAACGCGGGTGAGCCGCGCTTTCATTCGTCGGCGCTCTACGGCTTTTCTATCGTTGTACAGAACAATGATGCGGCAGCTGCGGAGTTAACCCTTGATCAAGGTTGGTCGCTGGTTATGGATCGGTTGTTTACTGATACGACGTTGTATTTAAATCCGAAGGCCAAGATCCAGGGATATACGCGTGGCAATCGCACGCATCAATTTGGTTCAGCAGGTGCGGATAATGCGATCCCGGTTGCGGAAAGTCGTTTTACGTTATTGTGTGATCTTGGTGTGATCGACTTCCCGCCAGTGGTGGATAATGTTTTGAGCAAGGTACACTTCTCAACGAATTATCCTAACCCGGATGAAACGGATACAACGCAAATTCAGCAGGTCGTTGCTGAATGGAATTTACCGACAGAAAAGGAGACGAGTGATGAAAGTGTTTCCAAAGAATGATGACGTACGTCGGGTACTTTATCACCCGACTGCAGGAAAGTTTCGTGCTGAGGGTGCGGCAGATTGGCCGGATGACTCGTTTACGAACCGCCGTATTAAAGACGGCGATATCTACAAGGAAGGCGGTGGCGATCCGCAAAAGCATGAAGGCGGTGAGAAGCCTGCGGAAAAGGCACCGAGGTTTACACGTAAGGCTGAATAAGTTCGTCAACCCAGAAGGAGGGCAGCATGCCCATCTCTTTTAATCAGATACCAGCGAATTGGCGCATGCCACTTTACTGGGTGGAATTAGACCCGAGTATGGCTGGTCTTGGTGTTACGCCTGGACGGTCATTGCTTGTTGGTATCATGAGCGCGACTGGTACAGCGGTCCATGACGTTCCGATCGCAGTCTCGTCGCAGGCGCAAGCTGACAACTTGTATGGTCCCGGTTCGATGTTGGCAGGAATGTTCAAAGCGTTCTTTGCAAACAATTGGGCCAATGAAGTCTGGGGTCTGCCGGTTGCCGAGCCAACGGGTGCAGCGGCAACGGGTACGATCACGGTTGCAACAGCACCGACTGCTGCAGGAACGATCGCGCTTTACATTGCTGGACGTAATGTCCCGGTTTATGTTTCGGCAACGGATACGATTGATATTGTTGCTTCTTCGATTGAAGCAGCGATCATGGATGATCCTTCTCTTCCAGTAACGGCAGTGGCAGCAGCGGGTGTTGTTACGGTGACTGCAAAGAATAAAGGCGTGCAGGGTGATGAACTCCAGATGTCCGATAGTTATTACGGGACCATCGGTGGAGAGCAATTGCCTGCTGGACTTACGTTGACGTATGCAGCGTTTACTGGTGGGACAGGCGTGCCGGTGTTTACGAATGCGATCAGTGCGCTCGGTGAAACGGAAATCGATTACGTTTGTATGCCGTTCACGGACTCGACTTCAATGCTGGCATGGGAAACCGAGTTTGGATTCTCCGATACTGGTAGGTGGGGATTTATCCGACAGCATTATGGTCATCTGTTCAATGCCAAGCGCGATACTTACACCAATATGCTTTTGTTTGGTGAGACGCGTAATAGCGCACAGATGTCTGTACTCGGTATTGAGCCGACTGCAC